ATCATCAAATCCTGGCGGATTAGGTGGTGGCGGAGCAGGTGGCGTTCAAGGTACAGCTGATTCTACCAATGGAACACAAAATACTGGAGGTGGAGGTGGTGGTGGTGCACCTAGTGGTGGCGGCGGAGGTGGTGGTGGTTCAGGTATTGTAGTTATAAGATATTCTAATTCCACTCAAAGAGCAACAGGCGGTACACCACTATATAATAGTAGTACGGGTTACTGGTATCACTATTTCTATACATCGGATACATTTACAGCATAATAAATAATATTTTTATGTTTTTAAAAATTTAAAGGAGATTTACAAATGAGTCATTTTGCAAAAGTAGAGAATGGTGTAGTAACTCAAGTTATTGTTGCTGAATCAGATTTTTTCAACACTTTCATTGATACAACACCAGGTAAATGGATTCAAACTTCATATAACACACATGGTAACACACATTATTTACCAGATTCTACAACTCCATCTGGACAACCACCTTTACGTGCTAATTATGCAGGTGTAGGTGATACATATGATGAAGAACATGATGTATTTTATGGTCCAAGTCCATTTCCATCATGGATACTTAACACAACAACTTGGACATGGAATGCACCAGTTGCTATGCCAACAGATGGTAAACACTATCGTTGGAATGAATCAACAAAGTCTTGGGTAGAAGTGCAAGAATCCGCATTCACAACATCCCAAGTATAAATACACAGAATGAAAAATAAGGAGATTTACAAATGAGTCATTTTGCAAAAGTAGAGAATGGTGTAGTAACTCAAGTTATTGTTGCTGAATCAGATCATATCAATACTCTAGAAGGTAATTGGGTACAGACATCATATAACACTATTGGTGGTAAACACCTACACAATGGATCACCATTGCGTGGTAACTATGCAGGTATCGGTTACATATATGATGAAAAAAATGATGTGTTTTATCCTCCACAACCATTCGCATCATGGACATTAGATCAGTCAGTTTGGAATTGGGTTGCACCAGTTGCTATGCCAGAAGATAGTAAAGATGGTAAGATGTATACTTGGAATGAAGATTCCAAGTCATGGATAGAAATGCAAATATTTACCACAACACAAGTATAATTAAATAAACTAAAAGAGATACAATTATGTCAGCATCATTAGATGTAGATAAAGGTATTATATTTTCAAGTTGGACAACTTCAACTCGTCCAGCATCTCCTGTTGCAGGACAATTAGGTTTTAATACAACATTAGGAAATATGGAATATTACGACGGAACAAGTTGGAATTCTTTCTAATTTAAAGGAATAGCACTATGTCATTTATCATAGACGGTACAAATGGAATTACACTACCCACTTGGACAACATCAACACGTCCATCATCTTCTATTCCAGGTCAAATGGGATTCAATACAACAACAGGAGCTATTGAATATTCAAATGGAACAGGTTTTACTCAACTTATACCATCTCCTGCGGCAGTTTCTTATTTGATAGTTGGTGGTGGTGGATCTGGTGGAGTGAATACCGGTGGTGGAGGAGGCGGTGGTGGCGTAATTACAGGATCAGGATTATCAATTTCAGCTGGAACAGTATATAACGTAACAGTAGGAGGTGGAGGATCAGTATCGTCAAATGGATCTGTAATTCAAGGAAATCCAGGTAATGCTTCATCGTTCAATGGAGTTATTGCTTCCGGTGGTGGTGGAGGTGGAAGTGCTGGTGGTACTGCAATTGTCGCAGCTGGACGAAATGGTTCATCTGGTGGCGGTGCAGGAGCAGATTCGAATAACACATCTGGCGGCATATCTGGAGGATTAGGAAATACGCCAGCTACAACGCCAAGTCAGGGTTACAATGGAGGTTCAACCACTCAAAATTTAACATCATATGCTGCCGGTGGTGGTGGAGCAGGTGCAGTTGGAGGAAATGCCAATTCCTACGCAGGTGCTGGAGGAACTGGAGTTTTAATATCATCAAGTTTTTCTGGTGTCACATCATCTTATTACGGCGGTGGCGGTGGCGGTGGCGGCACTATTGGTAATGGATGGAATTTAAGTAACGGCGGTAATGGCGGAGGTGGATATGGTGCAGGTCAAGGATCTGGTAATTCTGGTACTGGTAATACTGGCGGTGGTGCAGGCGGATCTGGTAACTTTTATAATACACCAGGGTTATCATTTGGTAATAGTGGAGGATCCGGTGTTGTAATCATTTCATATCCTAAAACATATAAAGTTGCACAGTTTACTGGTGCTACTCTATCAATATCAGGTAGTAATTATTACTATACATTCAATACATCTGGTACCATTCAGTTATAACTTGACATTTAAATTAGTTTAATATATAATAGTATCAAAGGTTAACCGCTTACCTCATAAAAGCGGGTTTCTTTGGAGAATATATAATGGACACAGTGACACTTTCGTTAGAAGTCCTAAACTCAATTTTTGAGTATTTGGGCGAAAAACCCTATAAAGAAGTACATAATTTATTTAAAGCAGTTGAGCAAGATGCATTAAATCATGTTCCCGTGACTAAAACAGAAGATGTAAAATCTAAAAGGAATTCAGTATGAACACTTATGGACTTTTTCCCACTCCAGTTAGTATATTTGAAATAGATTTACCTCTTACTGAAGAAGAATTAGATTGTATTAAAAATCAAGAAACAAGAGATAACACAGGTAATACCACAAGTGTCGATAATTATCTATTCAAGTTACCTGAGTTATCTCGTATTTCTGAATTTTGTGACAGAGCTTTAATTCAATATTATAGTGAAATTTATTCACCTAAAGAAGAAGTTGTTCCATATATTACTCAGTCATGGGCAAACTATACTGCTAAAGGACAATATCATCACAAACATGAGCATCCAAACTCATTTATTTCAGGAGTATTCTATGTTCAGACTACTCAAGATTTGGATAAAATATATTTCTTTAAGTCTGGATATGAAAGATTAAAAATAACCATTAAAGATTGGAATCTATATAATTCTGATTCATGGTGGTTACCTGCTGAAACCGGTAAACTATTATTGTTTCCATCTAATCTTACACATATGGTAGAAACAGTAGAGTCTGATGAAACTCGTATCAGTATTTCTTTCAATACTTTTTTGAAAGGATATGTTGGTGATGAATTATCTTTGACTGCATTACATTTATAATAGGAGTTATTAATATGAATAGATTATATAAATTATACGGAATTAACACAGCAATCGATTTACTACGTCCAGATGCCATATGGCAATTTAATGGTCAAGAAATTACGATTTGGGATGATGCTCGACCAAAACCTACCATGGAAGAAATCAATGAGACCATGGAAAAGATTAAAGTATTTGAAGAATCTATTCCTACAATATGGAAAGAAAGTCATTTGAAAAGATTGAATATCAATTTACCAGACATGTTTGCTAATCAAATTATGAGTCTTACCGAAGAGCAAATTGATCAGATTCATTCACTAACTAGTCATCAATTAAATTCACTAACTACTAATCAGATTCCTGCATTATCAACTGATCAAATATCAGCATTGACTACAGATCAGATTTAATCAGTAAGTACTAGCAATACTATTACTAGGGGACTGAGCAATCAGTCCCTTTATTTTTTATATAAATAGTATTATGTAAATACAAAATGGTATTGATATATGGCAGCAATTACAAACAGAGATGATTTTACTCAATATTGCTTAAGAAGATTGGGATTTCCAGTTATAGATATTAATGTGGATGCCGATACTGTACAACAACGTATTGATGATGCTGTTCAATATTTTGCAGACTATCATTTTGATGGCACTCAACAAGTTTATTATATCCATATGCTTACTGATCAAGATTGTACTAATCGATATCTTGATTTGAGTAATGTTCAAGATTCTCAAAATAATGCATTACAAATTGTTGGTGTTACACGCATATTTCCTATATCAGATTCACAGGCCACAGTGAACATGTTTGACCTCAGGTATCAGTTGAGATTGAACGAATTATATGATTTTACCTCTGCATCTTACATTAATTATACACTCACTCAACAACATCTTCGTTCATTGGAGATCATGTTTACTGGTGAAGTACCTATTCGATATAACAGACATATGCAAAGACTATTCATCGATTGGTCTTGGTCATCATCCGAAGCGCCACCAGGAACAGTCGTAGTGGCACAATGCTATGCTACTATTAATCCAGATGTATATAACATGATATGGGATGATCGTTTCCTCAAAGAATATGCCACTGCTCTGATCAAGAGAGATTGGGGTAACAATATGAAAAAGTTTGGTGGTATTCAATTGCCTGGCGGTATCACATTGAATGGTGATCAAGTATATCAAGAAGCAACCACAGAGATAGAGAGATTAGAAAAAGAAATGGAAAATAGTTACGGTGGTGTACTTGAGTTTTACATGAATTAATATTATGCCTACTACATCCCACTATTTTAATAATTATAATGCAAGATACAGTGAACAAAGAATCGTTGAGGACATTATTTGTGAGTCTATAAAGATTCAAGGGTTTGATGCATTTTATATTCCAAATAGTAATGCTACTGCTCGTGATGTTCTTTTTGGTGAAGATCCTCTTAAATCTTTCACTAATTATTTTCAAATTGAAATGTATTTAAGTAATTCTACTGAATATATGGGAGAACAAGAGTTCTTCTCTAAGTTTGGTTTAGAGATTCGTAATCAAGTTAAAGTCATTCTTTCTAAAAGGTCATTTACAGAAAAGATTCCACAAAATACAAACACAAGACCACTTGAGGGTGATTTAGTATATGTACCATTTCTAAATGGTTCTGGTGAATTATACGAGATTAAGTTTGTGGATCAAAATAAAGATTACTTTGCTTTAGGTAGAAATGTTCCTTATTTCTATGAATTATCATTAGAGAAGTTCAAGTATTCTAATGAAACTATACAAACTGGAAATCAAGATATTGATGGCATAGTTGCGGATGATTCATATTCTATTACATTGAATACAGGTTCAGGCAGCGGAACATACTTACCTTCAGAATACATTTATCAATCACCGGATGGTACTTCAGCAAATGCAACATCTATGGCAATAGTTCAATTTTGGATACCAAGTTCCAATTCACTAACGATAACAAATATATCTGGTGATATATTAAGTAACAGTATTGCAATTGGTGCTACAAGTAATGCACAATATATGATTTTAGATTTCAATCTATTACAAAATGAAAGTAAGCATGATGTGTATGATAATCTGTACATAAACACACAAGCAAATACTATTACAGACACAACTGAAACGAATGCATTTGGTAGAATATAATGATCAATACACAATATCATAGAGTTATTCGAAAAATCATTGTTGCTTTTGGAGATTTGTTTGACAATATCACATTAGTCAGATATGCCGAAGACCAATCTGAATTTGAACGAGTTATTGTTCCTATTGCGTATGCTTCTAAAGAAAGATATGTGATGCGTATTCAAGCAGATCCAGATTTAGATAAGAAAGTCATGATGACACTACCAAGATTTTCTTATGAGATGAATGGTATATCTTACGATGCATCCAGAAAACAAAATACAAATATAAAAGCATTTGCACAAACTTCACAGGGTGTTATCTCTCAATATAATCCAGTACCGTATAACTTTGATTTCTCATTATATTTGTATGTAAGAAATATTGAAGATGGTACGCAGATTATTGAACATATTCTTCCTTATTTTACTCCGGATTATACTATTAAAGTCAATCTTATTCCAGAGATGGGAATAGTTAAAGAATTGCCTATTGTATTGAACTCTACAAATTATGAAGTAGATTATGAAGGTGACAGAGATCAAAATACTAGATCGGTCATATGGACATTAAATTTTACAGTTAAAGGTTTCATATTTGGTAAAACTTCAGATACTGGTTTGATTTTAAATTCAATTACCAATATTTTAACAAACATAGTATCAACAGATGTTGTTAAATTCAGTTTAGATTCAGGTGGAACAGGAACATATCAAGATGGAGAATCAGTTTACCAAGGTTATTCTCCAGGTACAGCAACAGCAACAGGAAAAGTTGTTTATTCCAATAATATTCCGGTAGTACACTTAAATGAAATCACTGGTAATTTTGTATCAAACTTACCTATTATTGGTTTGAAATCTAACGCAACTTATTATTTTACGTCATATTCAACTTAGTATGATTATTGAAAATATAACAGAAACCAGTAGCGGTGTTTCTATTAATATTATAGCACGAGGTTTTCCATATGCACCAAATCCAAATACTGGAAATACATTTTCTTTATTTAAATCTTTGCCTAAAAAATTAGTTGAAATAGATATAACTGCTGGAAAATCTATACCTAAAATTGATGATGGATTCATATATCAATCAAGTAATACAGTTATAGATTATGGAACTCTGAGCGATAATATGTCTCCATCAATACAAGAAGATTACGGTCTTGTTATTATTAGATATTTACAATGTACAAGTTTATCTAATAATTATATATACTTAACTTCAATAATCGAGTTTTAATAAAAATTAATCATGTCTAAATTTGAAAAGAATATGGATGAAATCTTTGGTATAGAATCACTTTCAGAAGTACCAGAAGAATCTAAAACAGAAATAGTTCCACAAAAATCATTACTACCTGTCAATATTGAAGATGATTTGACCGATGACTACCAACAGTCTCGTGAAAATCTTCAGAGTATTATTGACCAAGGTAAAGAAGCCATGGAAGATATTCTCAGAATAGCACGAGAATCTGAACATCCACGAGCATTTGAAGTGTATGGTACACTACTAAAAAACATGGTAGATGCCAATAAAGAACTATTGAGTATTCAAAAACAAATGCGTGATATGAATGGTAAGAAGGAAGTCAATAATACCAATATTGATAAAGCAATATTTGTTGGATCTACATCAGAACTTTCTAAGTTGTTGAAAGGTAAAGAATGAGTAGTAGTATCAGTTACCGTGACAATCCTTTGCTCAAGAGAGCAGGAATTCAATTATCTTATACTCAAGAACAGATTGATGAATACATCCGATGCTCTCGTGATCCAATCTATTTCGCAAAGTATATTAAAATCATCACACTAGATGATGGTCTTGTTCCTTTTAAGATGTACGACTTTCAAAAGGACATGATCCAAACATTCCATAACAATCGATTTGTCATCACAAAATGTCCACGACAAGTCGGTAAAACTACAACGACAGTATCGTATCTTCTTTGGACCATTCTATTTCAAGATTCACAGAACGTAGCCATTCTGGCTAACAAAGGTAATACTGCACGAGATATTCTTGGCAAACTCCAATTAGCCTATGAAAATTTACCTATGTGGTTGCAACAAGGTGTCATCACATGGAATAAAGGTTTCATCGAGTTGGAGAACGGATCAAAGATTACAGCATCTTCTACATCATCATCGGCAGCACGTTCTGGATCGTTCAATATCGTGTTCCTAGACGAGTTTGCGTTCGTACCATCTAATATCGCATACGAGTTCTTTACGTCTGTCTATCCCGTTATTACCGCTGGTACCAAGACAAAGATTATTATTGTTTCTACACCAAACGGTATGAATCTGTTCTATAAGATTTGGACAGATGCAATCAATAAACGAAACAACTATGTTCCATTTGAAATCCACTGGTCACAATTGCCAGGTCGAGATGATAAATGGAAAGAAGAAACGATACGAAACACCAGTGAGAGACAGTTTGAACAAGAATTTGAAACCATGTTCTTGGGTAGTTCAAACACACTTATTGCTGGTAAAAAACTTCAGCAACTTGTCTATCAAAATCCAATTGCTGATCATGATGAAACTTTAATCTATGAACATCCAATCAAAGGTGATGATGATAAATTAAAAGATCATTTGTATGTGATTACAGTAGATGTATCGGAAGGTCGCAATCTGGACTCATCGGCATTTTCAGTATTCGATATATCTACCACACCTTATAGACAAGTTGCACGATATAAGAATCCTGGAATATCACCGATGGTATTCCCAACACACATCTATAATGCTGCACGGTATTATAATGACGCATATATACTGGTTGAGATTAATAATAATCCACAAGTAGCAGATGTGATCCATCAAGATTTTGAATATGAAAATCTATTCAAAATATTTACAGGCAACAAGAAACCTCAGCAATTATCAGCAGGATTTGGTCGTGGTGTACAGATGGGACTTAAGATGTCTCCTGCTGTCAAAAGA